AAGAAGTCAAGGCTTAGAGCTGCTGTAATGCCTGCTGAGTAGTTAGGAGTTACCAAGTCTAAAGTAATTGTTTCAATGCGAATGCTGGTGTCTTTCTTGCTTGTGACATAGGCAGTTGCAAGGGCTAGGGCGTTGGCATCAGTCTGCATCAACATATCGGATGCTGTGATGGATCGTGTGAAATAAGCAGCGATAGATGTTGCATCTGAGTAAGTCTGTGCTGTGCCACCGATACGAGTCACAGTTGCCTTGTTGACGATTGTCTTATCATCAAGGGCAAAGGTAATTCCTGCATAGTTAATGCCTGTGCCTGTTTGGTTAAATACTGTTGGGCTAGCAGCTTGGGCATCATAAACAAACTGTCTGCCCTTGAAAGTTGCTACGCCATTCTCATCGATGTAGAACGCGCCCTGCTCTGTGAACTCAGCAGTTTGGATTGCTTCTAGGACTGTACGAGTTGTGCCAGGGTCTGCCACGCAAGTTGTAGCGCCTGTGCCGATGCTGGTAAAGGCAGCAGGCCAGGCAATCATGCTGAGGATAGATTGAACGCGCTGTGCAGTTGTCTGCCCTGCTGTGCCACCTGTAACTGTTGTGACATTGGAGTTATACATCAAGCGGAATGCGTCATAACAAATAAAGGTCACATAGCCTGTTTCTTGACCCGTTGGATAGGTATAGCGATATTCGGTGATGTAACCGCCAAATAAGCCATAAGTAACGCCGCCATAGATAGCAGATGCCTGTATCTTCCTAAGTGGCTGTAATAGCCCGTAATAGGGGCTAGAGGTGTTCTGTGGGTTGAAGTCACCATCTGGATCAACAACTCTGATTGTTGCCTGTCCGGACTCGTATTTATCCTGCAAAAGGTTGCGACCTCGACGAGTAGAGATGTTTGTGGTCTGAGCAGAAACATCGACAATCACAGGAATGGCAGAAGCTAGTTCAGCAAAGCCCAGTTGTGAAGTACCCAAGATAAACGGATTACCGAATGAAGCTCCACCCGATAGATTTATCTTGACCGAAAGGGTTGCTGGTAACGCCATTAGACATAACTCGTTGAATAGTTAATCGGGATACCAGAAGCCTGATTGTTGTAGATTCCCTGAGTAATGGCAGATACTAGATCGCGCTCTGTGGTGACTGAGCCTGCAACATTAACAGTAATGTTTGACATTTGTGCTCTGCCTGCTGCGCTTCTAGCTGCATCCATTTCGCTGCCAAAGTCTGGGTAAAGTTTAAGAGCAGTATCTAATGCCGCCTGTGATCCTGCTATTGGCGAGATTGCAGTAGCAGCAGCCACGCCTGCCATCTGCGCTTTACCGAGTGCCATACGCATACGCTCAAATTCAAACTCTGCGCTTAACGCCCTGAGCGATCCAGCCAACATGGCAGTAGCAGAAGCTGCTTCTAACTCTGCCTTAATCTTGCCTGCAAGGGCTGCATCATTATCTTTAATGGCAATCAATGACTTTATACGCATCTGAGTTTCTTGGTCAGTAGCTTGATTGAGAGCTGCAAATAATCCAACACGCTCTACATCAAACTTCTTCTTTAATTCTTCTAAAGCCTGCTGGTCTGCTGTAAGGACAATCTTGCGAGCCGTTGCATCGTTGTCGATCTTCTTTAATGCGTTTTGTTGCTTTTGCAATTTAAGGGCATCAGCATTGGCTTTATCGATTGCCTTGCGTTGTCCTGGCGATTGTGCAGGAGTGCCTGCTGACCGAGCCTTGCTTGATGCGCCTAATCTTGAAAGGAGTCCAATGCCAGAAATCTGAGTACCAGCAGCTAGAACATCACCGATAAATCCTGCACCAGGTATTGACTTTATTTGCTTTATAAGAACGCCAATGCCATAGATAGCATTACCAATCTGAGTGGCAAAGCCTTCCATTGCTGTTGTTGCTCCGCCTATGCCATCTTTGCCTGACACCATTTGCATGGCATCTAGCAGGTCTTTGCCAATAATCTCTTTAGCGTTATTGGATGCAACTGTGAGCTTGGCAATTGCGCCTGCATAACCTTCGGCAGCAGCTAGTGCCTGACCTCTAAACTTGTCTGTGAGTTCTCCAATGATGACATCCATGTCACCTGCTTTAAGTGTTGCTTTATCTAATCCTGCGCCTAAACGGCTAAGCGCTGTGGTCTGACCTAAAAAGCCACGAGATAATGCAACAGCAACTTGACCTAAGTCGCGCCCTGTACCAGCGCTAATATCTAATGCTAGTGCTAACGCATCTTGTGACTTTTTGACATCGCCTGTGGCTGTAAGAAGCGTTCTAAACGCTGGTCGCAGGTTATCGTCTAAGACACCTGTGGCGCGTTGTAAGTCACCAATAAACTTTTCAACCTCGATGGCTGCAAATGCGTTGCCTGTATTGGCTAAAGCTAGGGCTAGTGATCGTGCAGCCTTCTCATCTTCTGCAAATGCTTTGACCGATGCTTTGCCAAATGCGTATAACTTAGAAGCTGCAAATACTCCAGCAAGTTGCTTGCCTAACTTGGCAACGGACTTTTCTAGTTTTTGTGATGCAGTTTCTGCCTGCTTAAACGCCTTATTGCCGGTGTATTCGGCTGCAATATCTATAACGACTTTAGCCATTAGCGATTGCCTACCATTCTGTTAAAAGTTTTACCAGCATTTTCTATGGCTCTTACAACTGCAAGCGTGGCTTTGCCTTTGTCGTTTTCCCAAGCGGCATATAAAGCGCGACCTTGTTCATTTCCTTTGCCTTTCATTGCTGGAAAGGATTGAGCAAAATTAGGTCGAGAAGAAGGCTTGTTGCCTGGTGCATTGCGACCTGCTATTTCGTAGATTGCACCAGCGCCTGAAAGGTTACGCAGTTGAGCTAATGCCCTGAATCCTCGAGGGTTGGCTTTTGATGGCGTTGTCTTGTAACCAATTCCTCGGCGCATGATTGAAGCGTTGAACACAGGAAACTTGCCCCCTTCACGCGCCCAGTTGCTTAATGGCGATTGAGAAGGAATGAATCCTCTAGCTTCTTTTACCACGGGCTTTAGATAACTAGCAATCTCTTTCTGTGTTTCTTTGGCTAACTCTGGAGCATAGTTACGAAGTGCCTTACGGAGTTCAACGCCGCCTTTGACGGTTGCTGGCATTGGCTATCTCCTTTGCATCCTCCTGAAGAACCTTAATTAAGTTCCTCAGCATTACATCATCTAGCTCTAATAATTGTTGTGGCGCGATCCCGAGTCTGACACTTAATTTAGCAATCAGATAGGTGATCGAGTCGCGCCCTAAGCCAAAGGGTCATCATCTAATACCTCGACAGTTGTCAAGGTTTCAATGAATTGCTCTCCGAATGGCTTAACAGTTTCACCCGAACGGCGGATACATTCCCAGGCAAGCCAGAAGATGTCGCTTTGCTTCTGATCTTCGATGAACGCTTTGTGAAAGCCCTTCTTAGCGTAAATTTCGAAGCCATACTGCACTAATGGAGTGATTGGATATTCCCCAACTGATCCATCTGCCCTTGTTACCTTTAACTTTGCCATGCTGTGCCCCTTAGTTTAGTTTTTTAGAAAGTACCTGATGTGGCTACTGCAACTGTTGAGTTAGCAGTAAATGTGATTGATTGTGTACCAATATCTCCAACAGCACCATTGATGTCTGTTGTGTTATTGATAAGCAATGAAACTGTGTAAAGTGGGTTTGTAGCAGATACTGCTGTTCCCTTTTGTTGTAGGAATACTGCTGTGACAGTTGTACCCCATGCAGCTTGAAGTGTTGCAAGAGTTTCGCCTGCTGCTGTGTCGTTGAGGAAATCGATTGTTACAGTAGATGCTTCCAAGCCTTTTACGAACTTGTGAGCGGTGTCGCCCATAGCAGTTACTTCGAGTTCATCAAAGCTGCGGTTAATTGTTACTGCTGTTACCAAATCGGATAGATCAACAGAGTTAATCTTAACGCCGACATTGTTATTCAGAAATACAGCCATTAGGATTATTCCTCGTCTTTCTTAGTTGAAGTTGGCTTTGGTGCTGAAGTAACCTGCCCGATTTTCTTCAGGAAGGCTTCGTTTTCTTTTTCCCATTCGGACATTTTAGCTCCAGGTAGTTAGAACGGATAGTGACATCTCACACGACAAAAGTTCACCTGATGCCGCGTTGAGAACGCTTGGTTGACTGACTGCTCCCACATTATATGTCAAGGTGGATGCTGCGAGTTTGTTGAACACACCCACAAGGGCATCTTCAATTCCATTGAGGTTTCCTTCATTATCGAATAAAGGAACGGTGATGATTATCTTAAAATTAGCAGTTGGAGCAATAGTGTTGTGTTGATTGTTATTAGGCTCTAGATATGGATCATCAGGTGCAACGATGACTGAATTAGCCAAAACTGTTGCTGGTGGGAATGCAAAGGTTTGCCACTTTGTGTTATCGACTAAAGCAGTCGCAATCGTGGTTCTAAGAGTAGTGAGAGCAACTGGCATTATCCGACCATCGAACGCGGATCAAGGGCGTGAGCAATAAGCCCGCGCACTTTCGCCAAAAGCTGCGCGGACATTCTGTATGGTGAGGGCTGAAAATCTACCAAGTTTGACCCACCAAGAGTAGCTGTGCGAGCCTGCCAGATATCAACTGAAATCATCAGAGCTGCGTTTTGGACTGCTGTATCTGTTGTCCAGTCTGTGTAAGTTATTGTAGATACTGTGCCATAAGGAAAAATAGGATGATAAGGCTGAGTGCTTGTGTGATTAGTTGCCACACTTATAGAATAATCGCCTACTGCTGTGATTGTTTTGGTGCCATTATATGATCCACCAGAGTTAGCAATAGCAACGCTTTGACCTACATAAAAAGTGTCATAAACAGATTCATTGAAATACAAAGTCCCTGTAGCCGGAACATTACTGTGAGCTACAGCAAACCATTTAGGAGTCCATAGCATTGGAAGTAGGACTGCATCTGCTGCGTCAGCAACTTCCTGTAAAACGGCATCTGTATAGAGCGTACCTACTCCAAGAGTGCTACGAAGCTCTGCAACTGTTGTTAATGCCATCTGCAATCCTTTCTAAAGACTGGGAGTGGAGCAAGGGCTGCGCCCCACTCCCAGCGACTTAGGGTGTTACTTATGCAACCTGTACTGCACGGAATGCTGCTGGGTAGCGATTAACTACACAAACATATCCGTAGATACCAACTTCAAGTTGTCCGTTTGCAACGACATTGGCGCGAATTTGTAGCGTGCCGGATTCATGGAATCGCATTGCCATTGTTGGATAAACAAGTCCAACCTTGATGTTAGATGTTCCACCTGTGTAGTTAGGATCAACTACCAGGTTAAGACCAGCAACTGTGCCATTTGTCGAACCTTGTGTGATAAGACCGTTAGCATTTTGAGGAGCTGCTGCAGCGTATAGAGGGCGACCTGAGTTATCAACTTCACCTAGAAGTGATGCG